CTCGGAAAGAGATCAGATTAAGAGCTAAACGTCGTGTACGTGGTATTTCTGTACCATTTATCACTTCGGATAACCTTATAAAACTTTTCTCTTCTCTATGGTCTAATGTCGTCTTCAAAGATGGTAACCTAGTCTTAAAACTCCAAAAAGGAAAGACAGGTAGCGTAATGAAATACTCACATGTTGGAGTACTTCTCCGCTTAGCGAGTTACATTGGTCCGCGTAGTGGTTTATGGTACATAGGTGCTGAGGTGCGTGGATACCTTCAAGGTTGAGATTACGATCTTTATCAAAAGATTTGATGGGACATCACCAAAAGACTAATTTCCAAACGAAAATTATCTTCGGTAGGAATATTCTCTCCTACCTCACCAGCCAATAGGTTTGTGAGGGAAGGGGTTCATTCCAATGTCAAATTACAAATTGTAAATGCCATCAAATTCCAGCGAGAGAAACGTATCTTTGTCTTTAGGGTTTTACGTAACCAGTGGTTTCTGGGATTAAATCTAATCCGTGAAACTTTCCTTGTTCCTTTTAACACACTACCGAAAGTGAGAAATCTTTACTTTTACCATAATAAGATTTTCTACCTAGATAAAGAGATAACAACTCTGATCTATTTCCTATCCCTATTGCTTTCGCCTTCAGTGTTTATTGTAGCTAGAAGTTATTTGTTAAACTTCTTAAAATTGGTACCAAAGAGCATCATGGTATTATGGGTCCGTTTTTTACGAATCTGTAATTACTGGAATACACATGGTTTCTTAAGCGAATCATGTCTAGTCGGTGTTGTTCTTATGTTCCTTACTCGTGACGTATGGTTTGTGACACAAATTGTCACACCCATGGTGGTCTGACATCTAATAGTTGTCAGTTCATGGATGAAGTCATTCATTCTACGTTACGTGTACTGATCCAAGATTTGAGGTGCCCAGGGTAGAAATGTCATCTTAGATGCCACCTCTCCTGTGTATGACCCCTTAAATCCGCTTCAAAACCTATTAGGTCTGACTCTTCGTGAGTTTAAAACTTACGAAGAAGTTCCGGCCTTTAAGGAAATGTTGCAATTGGTTAGGTACGAAGGTCTTGTAAGACTTTGGCTTACCGAAAAAGAACGAGTGAAACGCGAGATGGATGCTCTGAGAGCCAAAAATCAAGGTAATCAACAAAAATCAAGTGAATCCTCGAAACCTGTGAAAGGGTCAACCGCAATGATGAAAGTCAAAGGGTCTCCTACCACTGGGGTGTCGAAGAAACGGTCAGATTCAAGGTTAAACAAGAGAACTAGACGTAAAGTTTAGTTGAACATGTTTGCTCTCTATCTTGCTTTTACTATTACTCCCTCCATATCCTGTCTTAAACAAGATAACGAGTGGAGAGTTCTAACTAATATAAGTTGTTGACTATGCAATAGAACATAGTGCCATGGATAAAAGAGATTAACTCTCGG